CGCGTCCTCCACTCATCTCCACGAAAGTAGTTACTTGGAGGGGGGATGACCCATAGCATGACAAGCGTTTTCTACTGGAACGCTAATCATGCAAAACAACAAACACATCTCAAATTTCGGGGCTGGCCCAGCCCCCAGACACCCGCAGCAAGAAGTCGTTGATCTAATCGCCGTGGCGCTGCTACGGCTGCGCGAAGCCGAGGCCTCGGCGCGAAATCCTTCACCTATTCGCAACAGTAGGGAGGTTTCACTTGGCTTCGCTGGCCAGAAGAGCGTGAATGCAAACACCGATCACTAACAAGGAGTTTGCATATGACGACACACGCACAACCATCAAAAACCATCTCGGTTGCAGCACAGGTCGGGCAGCTGGCACATCTGTCAATGCGCGACATCTGGGCTCTATGGGATGAGCACTTTGACGAGAGACCGCAGCACCATCACCGGACTTGGCTTGAGTCCCGCCTGGCATACAAGATTCAAGAAAAAGCATTCGGATCTCTCAAGCCAACGACGCGAAGAAAGCTGGAGGAAATCGGCGAAACAGGGCTACTGCCCAAGCGCATGCAAGGTGATGCAGATCGCTTGCTGCCTGGCACGATGCTCACCCGCTTTTATGACGACCAGGAGCATAAAGTCGTTGTGCGTGGCGTGCGCGATTTTGAATATCGGGGGCAGCGCTTTAAAAGCCTGTCGGCGATTGCACGCCTGATCGCGGGTTGCCCTTGGTCGGGACCTGCCTTCTTCGGATTGAAGTCCAACAAGAAGGAGGCTGCATGAGAAACGCACGAACAACAAACGCCGCTACCCCATCATTCATCCCAAAAAAGCGATGCGCCATCTACACGCGCAAGTCGACTGAAGAGGGGCTGGATCAGGAGTACAACAGCCTTGAGGCTCAGCGTGATGCGGGCCTATCGTTTGTGAACAGCCAACGTCATGAAGGCTGGCTGGCGCTGGATGACACATATGACGACGGAGGATTTTCCGGCGGCAACATTGATCGACCAGGGCTCAAGCGTTTGATGCAGGACATTGAAGCCAAGCGCATCGACGTTGTGGTGGTTTACAAGATCGACCGCCTCACGCGTAGCCTTCCAGACTTTGCCAAACTGGTGGAGGTGTTCGACCGCAACAACGTCTCGTTTGTATCGGTCACGCAGCAGTTCAACACGACAACATCGATGGGGCGACTCACGCTCAACATTCTGCTGTCCTTCGCTCAGTTTGAGCGTGAGGTCACGGGTGAGCGCATCAGAGACAAAATCGCAGCCAGCAAAGCCAAGGGCATGTGGATGGGCGGAACGCCTCCACTCGGGTATGACGTCGTTGATCGAAAACTGGTCATCAACGAACGTGAGGCTACGCTGGTGCGAGACATTTTCAGCCGGTACGCAGAGCACGGTTCGGCAGCGCGATTGGTTCGTGAACTGGATATCGAAGGTCACACTACCAAGTCATGGGTGACCCAGTCGGGTCAGCACCGAGAGGGGCGACCCATCGATCAGCAGTATCTGTTTTCCCTGCTGCGCAATCGCATCTACCTTGGGGAAATCAGTCACAAGGGTGAGTTCTATCCCGCGCAGCACGAGCCCATTGTGTCGTCGGAACTATGGGATCGAGTGCATGCATTTGTGAACCGTCGCAAGCAAGGGCCGAGAGAGCGCAAGGAGGACTACCCAGCGCTATTGGGTGGGTTGCTGTTTGCGCCAGACGGGCAACGCATGATCCATCACTACACCAAGAAAAAAAATGGTCGGATGTATCGGTACTACGTGCCGTACTTGGAAAGGCGGCGCTCAGCTGGTGCAACGCAAGACGGGAAAACCAAGAGCCTGGGGGCTTTGCCTGCGGCAGAAATTGAAGGTGCAGTGCTCAACGAGATCGAGCTGGCGCTCATGGAGCCAGAGCCATTAATTGGTGTGTGGCGCTCATGCTTGCGACACAGCGCAGGCGCAGATCTACAAGAAGAGCATGTGGCGGTGTCCATGCGACGCATCGCGGATGTGTGGAAACAACTCTTCCCGGCTGAGCAGCAACGCGTTGCACAACTACTTATTGAGCGCGTGAACTTTAGGGATGGCAGCCTGGACATCCATTGGCGTGAGGATGGCTGGATCGGTCTGGATCCTGAGATCGTGGCCCACCCCTATGTGGAAGAAGCCAAGGAATATGCGCAGGAGGTGATGGCATGACGACTGAGACTTATCAAGGCAACCCCAGGTTGCGCAGCGTTCGAATCGATGTTGACGGCAAGAGTTGTCAGTTCATGACGGACAGTCAAAGAGTGACGATGATCCCTCTCAAGATCCGGCGCAAGCAAAACAGAAAGCTGCTTACGCCGCCATCGGGAACGATGTCAAACGTGATGTCTGGCGGCGTGGATATCCCGATGATCAAGACCTTGGGTAAGGCGTTCTACTGGCAGCGCCTGCTCGAGGATGGTAAATATGCGACGGCAAGGGATCTGGCGCGTGCCTTCAATTTGGAGCCTGGGTGGGTGGCTGAGGTCCTTCGCATGACCATTCTGGCTCCAGACATTGTTGAGGCCATTTTGGAAGGTGTTCAGCCCAGGCATCTGAATCTGCAGACGATCCGTGGTCGGCATGAGCCTCTACCACGTGACTGGAAAGAGCAGAAAAAGATGCTTGCCTTTGTGTGATTTGGTTCAGTTTGACTTGACTGCAAACGGCCAAAAGCGGTCGCAGAAGAAGATGCCGTTGGTGCTACCAGAGAGGATTTGTAAAACCGGGTAAACCTTCACGGGTTGCGATCAGGAGTGCCAACCCATGAGCAACACATGGTGGCATTGCAACCCGAAAACTTCCGATGAATCGCTTCCCTGTCGGTAGCCTTTGACTTTTACCTGGATTTGAATTGCCAACTGGATGCGACCTAACAGACCGTTTAAAGTGAGTTATGTTAGATTGCGAGACAGCACATGAACAAATCACCTGCAAAGGAGCAGACCATGGACAGCCAACAATCCAGCACGGGGCAGTGCCCCATCATGCACGGCGCAAATTCCAGTGCCAGTCACGCCAGCATGGCGCAAGCCTGGTGGCCAGAGTCATTGAACCTGGACATCTTGCACCAGCACGACTCTAAGACCAATCCACTGCAAGGCTTCAACTACCGTGAGGAAGTGAAGAAGCTGGATGTGGCAGCCCTCAAGAAGGATCTGACCGAGCTCATGACCAGCAGTCAGCCTTGGTGGCCTGCCGACTGGGGGCACTATGGTGGATTGATGATCCGCATGGCCTGGCATGCTGCGGGCACCTATCGCGTGGCCGATGGCCGAGGTGGTGCAGGTACTGGCAACCAGCGCTTTGCGCCTTTGAATTCCTGGCCCGACAACGGTAACCTCGACAAGGCCCGTCGCCTCTTGTGGCCCATCAAGAAAAAATACGGCAACAAGATCAGCTGGGCTGACCTGATCATCCTCGCAGGCAACGTGGCCTATGAATCCATGGGCTTCAAAACATTCGGCTTTGCCTTCGGTCGTGAAGATATTTGGCATCCGGAAAAAGACATTTACTGGGGCTCTGAAAAAGAGTGGTTGGCCAAGAGCGGCGGCGAAGGCAGCCGATACAGCGGTGAGCGTGACCTGGAGAACCCCTTGGCTGCCGTCATGATGGGCTTGATTTACGTGAACCCCGAAGGCGTGGATGGCAAGCCCGATCCTTTGAAGACCGCTCATGACGTGCGTGTGACCTTCGCCCGTATGGCCATGAATGATGAGGAAACCGTGGCTTTGACCGCTGGTGGTCATACGGTCGGCAAGGCACACGGTAATGGCGATGCAGCCAACTTGGGTCCCGCACCAGAAGGCGCTGATCTGGAAGAGCAGGGCTTCGGCTGGATGAACCACAAAACCCGTGGCATTGGCCGTAACACAGTCACCAGCGGGATTGAAGGCGCCTGGACGACCAACCCGACCCAATGGGACAACGGCTATTTCAAGCTGCTTCTCAACTATGACTGGGAGCTCACCAAGAGCCCAGCGGGCGCTTGGCAGTGGGTGCCCGTCAACATCAAGCCCGAAGACATGCCGCCTGACGTGGAAGATCCTTCCATCAAGTGCATGCCCATGATGACCGATGCGGACATGGCCATGAAGATGGATCCCGAGTACCGCAAGATCTCGGAGCGCTTTGCCAAGGATCAGGCTGACTTCGACGAGGTGTTTGCCCGTGCCTGGTTCAAGCTCACCCACCGTGACATGGGTCCCAAGACCCGCTACATCGGCCCTGAGGTGCCAGCCGAAGACCTGATTTGGCAAGACCCGGTGCCCGCAGGTAACAAGACCTACGACGTTGCCGCGGTGAAGGCAAAGATCGTGGCTGCTGGCTTGTCTGTCAGCGAGATGGTGAGCACCGCCTGGGACAGCGCCCGCACCTACCGCGGCTCCGACCACCGTGGCGGCGCCAACGGCGCGCGCATTCGCCTGGCACCCCAGAAGGACTGGGAAGGCAACGAGCCTGCCCGCCTGTCCAAGGTGTTGGCGGTGTACGAGAAGATCGCTGCCGACACTGGTGCCAGCCTGGCCGATGTGATCGTGCTCGGCGGCAGCGTGGGCATTGAGCAGGCGGCTAAGGCTGCCGGGGTCAATGTTCAGGTGCCATTTGTCCCTGGGCGGGGTGATGCCACGCAGGCACAGACCGATGCCGAATCTTTCGAGGTGCTGGAGCCCCTGGCCGATGGTTTCCGCAACTGGCAAAAGAAGCACTATGTCGTCAAGCCAGAGGAGTTGCTCTTGGACCGCGCCCAACTCATGGGGCTCACAGCTGCCGAGATGACTGTGTTGGTGGGTGGGATGCGCGTGCTGGGCAGCAACCACGGTGGTACGAAGCACGGCGTCTTCACCGACCGTCCGGGCGCGCTGACGAACGACTTCTTCGTCAACCTGACGGACATGTCCTACAGCTGGAAACCCACGGGCCGCAACAGCTACGACATCGTTGACCGCGCAAGCGGTGCCACCAAATTCACCGCTACCCGTGTGGACCTGGTGTTTGGCTCCAACTCGATCTTGCGGGCATATGCTGAGGTCTACGCGCAGGACGATAACCGCGAGAAGTTTGTCAAGGACTTCGTGGCTGCCTGGGTCAAGGTCATGAACGCAGACCGCTTTGACCTTTGATCGAGGTGCCCTGAGCCATTGGCTCAGGGCATGACTTCAACAGGGTGGTTTACTCAACCGCATCACAAGGAGCCCATATGGCCAGCAAGAAACAGAGTATGGAAATCAACATCGGCATCTCGGATGCAGACCGCAAAAAGATTGCCTCAGGGCTTTCTGATTTGTTGGCGGACAGCTACACGCTGTACTTGATGACTCACAATTTTCATTGGAACGTCACTGGGCCCATGTTCAACACGCTGCACACCATGTTCATGACGCAGTACACAGAGCAGTGGGCTGCGCTGGATGTTATCGCGGAGAGGATTCGTGCACTGGGATATCCGGCCCCTGGCACTTACAAAGAATTTGTCAAGCGTGCGTCCATTTCTGAAATCGACGGAGTCCCCAAGGCCACCGAGATGATCAAGCATTTGGTCAAAGCCCAAGAAGCCACGGCGCGTACCGCACGCAACCTGTTCCCCATTGTGGACAAAGCCAATGACCAACCCACTGCAGACGTGCTGACTCAAAGGATTGATGTGCACGAGAAGACGGCTTGGATGCTGCGCAGTTTGCTGGAGGAGTAATGTTGACGGTGGGGGCTCAGTTTCAAGTCCCCAACTTCACAAAAAAGGATGCTTGCCGAGACAAATCAGCAGTTCATGTACAACTGGTGTCACAGAGGCCATGTACCTCAACTATCGACTGCTTTGGGTCGGACGGCGACATACCTGACCGTGTCCGTCAAAGAACATCCGGACAACAGCAACTAACTGCCTAAACATCAGGCAACTTCCCCAGCGGCGAGCCAAGTGCTCGCTGTTTTCATTTGTGGCAGGGCATTGGCGAACCAGAAGTTTTCGCATGGTTCGCCAATTGGTCCCTCGTATGTTCGCCACCCGAAATCTCCAATGACACCTGTTCCTCAACAACGTCAAAGGAGTATTTCATGCCAGCAACGGCAACCGCACTCACCCGATCGACCCAAGAGGCGATCAACACCCTGTCACCCGGAGATCGCCGGGTGCTCAACGAAAACGAACTGGCCCAGCGCTGGGGCATCAGCCCCAAAACGCTTCAACGCTGGCGCTGTGAAGGTCGTGGCCCCAAGTACCTGAAATTGTCTAAACGCGTGAGCTACCCGCTCGAAGGCGTATTCGATTTCGAACACAACGCTCTGCACGTTTCGACGTCTGAGCGGGCCATGGCGTGAAGGGAGGATGACATGAACGATTTGTCTATTTTCCCCGCCGACATCGCCGAGATGTCCGTCACACAACTTGCCAATTTGCCTGCGCAGCAATTGGTTGAAGTCGACACCAACTTGGATCAGGCGATCGCTTGGCTCAAGGCAGCTCGCGCAAAGCTCGATGGTGCTCTCGACCAGCGGTTTGGTGCACAGGGCCGCGACAGCCTGCATGCCTCTGGCCGTGACTTTGGCACTTCTCACGTAAAGACCGAAGGGGTGCACGTCAAGTTTGACCTGCCCAAGAAAGTCTCGTGGGATCAAAAGAAGCTCAAGACCATCGCCGAGCGAATCGTCGCTTCTGGTGAGGCTGTCGAGAGCTACCTCGACATCAAGTTGTCTGTGCCCGAGTCCCGCTACACGAACTGGCCACCTGCATTGCAGCAGCAGTTTGCCGACGCCCGCACCGTCGAGGCAGGCAAACCCTCTTTCCACATTTCCCCTGACTCGGAGGTCTGATCATGAATCAGCAACTTGCCCCATTTGATTTTGAAGGTCGACAAGTGCGCATCGTGACTGATGCACAAGGCGAGCCATGGTTTGTGGCCGCTGATGTGCTGTCAACGATCAGCCTTGATCGCAAGGCGCTCGAGCGACTCGATGACGACGAAAAGGGTGTGAACTCAATTCACACCCCTGGCGGAGTCCAAGAGATGACAACGGTCAATGAGCCCGGTCTCTACGCTCTGGTGCTAGGCAGCCGAAAAGCAGAGGCCAAACGCTTTAAGCGTTGGGTCACTCACGAAGTCCTGCCTACCATCCGAAAGACTGGCTCCTACGCTGTGCCCGCAATCGCTGCATTGCCCGCACCTACGCAAGACCGTGTCACATCGTTGCTCTTGATTGGTGAAGCTGTTGCCAAAGTTCCTGGTGTGAAAGCAGGCATTGCCATGGCTGCAACCCTCACGTGCATCCATGAAAACACCGGACTGGCCATTGAGACATTGCGCCGTGCGCTGCCTGCAGCCAACGAGCCGATCTGCTCCTTGAATGCCACTCAACTTGGCAAGCTGGTTGGCTTGTCAGCAAAGACCACCAATCTGCGCCTGGCCAACTTGGGTCTGCAAGTGCGCAATGAGCGCGATGAGTGGGAGTTGACCGAGATTGGTGAGGCCTGGGCGGAAGCCATGCCGTATTCGCGCAATGGACACAGCGGGTACCAGATTCTCTGGAATCCGACCGTTGCCCAAGAAATGCGGGAGGTGGCGTGATGGCACTTCCGATCATTACCGCTGATCAACGCCTGCGCGAGAAAAAGGGCGTCAAGCTGGTTCTTCTTGGCAAGAGCGGCATTGGAAAAACCACGCAGCTCAAAACCCTGCCAGAAGACAAGACGCTGTTCGTCGATCTTGAGGCTGGTGACTTGGCCGTCAAAGACTGGCGAGGGGACTGCGTTCGCCCAACCACCTGGCCGGAGTTCCGTGACCTTGTCGTGTTCTTGGCAGGGCCGAACCCTGCATTGCCCCCGGAAGCTCCCTACTCGCAGGCGCACTACGCGCATGTGTGTGAGCAATACGGTGATCCGAGCCAGTTGACCAAGTACGACTGCTATTTCGTCGACAGCATCACTGTGCTGGCACGCCTGGCACTGATCTGGGCCAAGACTCAGCCGCAGGCGATGTCTGATCGAACAGGCAAACCCGATACCCGTGGTGCCTATGGCCTTTTGGGTAGCGAGATGCTCGGTGCGCTGATGCATCTGCAACACGCTCGCGGCAAGCACGTCGTGTTCGTGGCCATCCTGGACGAACGCCTCGATGACTTCAACCGCAAGGTGTTCGTCCCGCAAATCGAAGGCTCAAAGACGGCTGCCGAGTTGCCCGGCATCGTCGATGAAGTTGTGACGTTGGCCGAGATCAAGGCCGAAGACGGTGCGCCCTATCGCGCCTTCGTGACGCACACGCTCAA